TAAAATACTAAACAACAAATCAAATGGCTTGGGTTAAAAGAAACTATGGTGGACAACCAACAAAGAACAAGGATAAGAAAAGGGCGATATTCATAGGTAGGTATCAGCCATACCATATTGGTCATATCCAATTAATTGAACAGAAGTTATTGAAAGGAATACCTGTTCTAATACTTATAAGGGATATTGAACCCGATGCTGGCAATCCGTTCACATCTCAACAGACAAAGAATATGATATTGAAATATCACAGGGAAAGGAAACAAGATGTTGAGGTTATTATTATACCTGATATGGAATCAATTAACTTTGGTAGGGGTGTAGGCTATGAGGTAAACAAATATACCCCGACAGAAGAAATAGCGAACATATCGGCTACCTTTATTCGTGAATCAATCAAGGCAGGAAATGAGAATTGGAGAAAGTTCGTTCCTGTTGAATTACAAGAAGATATCATTAGTAATATTAGATAATATGCCAAACGAAGAAAACCTTATACCATTCAAGAAGGGCGAAAGCGGTAACCCGAATGGCAGACCAAAGAAGTTTACAACCCTACTAAAAGAAATAGGGTATAAGCAATCCGAAATCAACGATACCATACAGAATATGTTAGGTATGAATATGGAACAACTGAAAGATATAGTTCAAAGCGATGACACTACTATATTAGAAAAGACAATAGCCAATGCTCTATATCGTTCATTTAGGAAAGGTAGTTTGTATTCTATTGACACACTATTGACAAGAGTATATGGTAAACCAAAAGAACAAATCCAATTAGAAGGGGGTCTAAACCTTACAGGAGTAGAAGTCCAAATCATAAAACGTGAGCGATAAACTTGTAATAAAAGGAAGTGAAGTATACGAAAAGAATGCCTTATCCAAAAAGAAAATACGAATTAACAGAGGCGGTACTCGTAGTACAAAATCATATTCAATCTGTCAATTAGCAGTTGTATGGTTGCTGACAGGTAGGATAGGCCATGCCTTTGATGAAAAAGGTACATTCAGCATAGTTCGTAAATTCCTACCATCATTAAGGAGTTCAACATTGAGGGACTTCATAGAAATACTAGAAGCCACAGGCTTACAAAATACAATAGATTATAACAAATCAAACTTTGAGTTTAAATACAATAACAGGATTGTTGAATTTTTTTCAGTTGACCAAGAAACAAAGTTAAGAGGCCGTAAGCGAACCCATCTATTCGTTGATGAGGCAAACGAAATAAACAAACTAGAATGGCAACAATTACTATTTAGAACGACAGGAACTATCTTCCTAGCCTTAAACCCATCATCACCAAACCATTTTATCAAAACAGAATTAGAAGATGTACGTCAGTACACAGAAAATGATGTTGAGGTAATAGTAAGTAATTATAGGGATAACCCATTCTTACAGGATTCTGTGATTATGGAGATTGAACTATTGAAAAAGACAGACCCTGCGTTGTGGAACGTATATGGGATAGGAGAATGGGGAACGATAGAAGGCTTGATATTCAATAACTTTAATGCCTGTGAATCTATACAGGGAGAATTGTTAGGCTATGGCCTTGACTTCGGTTATTCTATTGACCCGACTGCATTGGTTGAGGTTAGGAAACACGAAGGGCAACTCTATGTTCAAACATTGATTTATGAAAGAGGCTTAACGAATCAAGATATAAGTGCCAAGATGCGTGAACTAAATATCCCTCAACACATTACAATCATAGCAGATAGTGCCGAACCAAAGAGCATTGAGGAATTATACAGGGATGGATGGCGAATGATTAAAGGAGCAAACAAAGGGAAGGATAGTATTAACAATAGCATAGATATATTGAAGCGATATAAAATTAATTTTGTAGCAGAAGATATAATTGGAAAAGAAGTGCTAACTTACAAGTACAGAACAGAACGAGATGGCACATTAACAGGTCAGCCAACAGATTTATACAACCATGCCATAGATGCCCTACGTTACTTCGCCTTGAATGAATTGAAGGTTAGTAACAAAGGACTATACACTTTTAGATAAACGATAACCTAAAAAATATATTTACAATTATGTGGGATAAACTGACAGTCGGACAATTCATCAGCCTTTATGATATTGAATTAAGCGAACAACTGAATGTTGTGGAAAAGCAGCAAAAGATGTTAGCCGTAGTAGAAGGGAAGAATGAGGAAGAATACGATACAATAAAGTATAGGCAATTAGTTCAAGATTATGCTACAAAGTTAGAGTTCTTTAACAATGTGCCGGAATGTAAGCCTGTTGATTACCTAGTGGTAAATGGCAACAGATATAAGTTCTGTTTTGAATTAACTGAAATAACATCAGGACAATATATTGACATCAATCATTTTAGCGGACAGATTATGCAGTTAAATAAAATTGCTGCCTGTTTCTTTCTGCGTATGAAGGGCGATAAGTATATGGAGTACGGAACTATACCACACGAAGTTGTAGCGGAAGATTTATTGGATGCTAGATTTGTGGATGTTTATGGGTGTATGCTTTTTTTTTATCAATTATTCAAGGAATTAATAAGCGATACCATAACCTCTTCAAATCTGACGGAAGAAACGAGAGCGGCACTACTTCGTTTATGGAACGATGGGGATGGGTTCATTCCACAAAAGAAATAGCGGACTTTGAAAATATAACAATGACAGAAGCCTACAATTTACCTGTCATTCATTATTTGAATAGCCTAGCATATTTGAAAGATTATAATAAACACAAAGAAGCATTATATAAACAATGGGAGTTGCGACACAGGAACAAGTAGATGCGTTATTCAATATCGGTGGCAGAAGGCTAACTGAAAACGAATATGTTGTTGAAGTAGAAAATACTTTACAACAAAGTGTCAAATCTATATTGGATAGATTAGGCATTGACCTTGTCGCTAGACTTGAACAATTAGTTCCACAGGCTTCGGGCAGATTGGCTAGTTCAATAGCGGTTATCGGTGCAAAAGAAAAGAGTGGAGTTTGGAGATTAGAGATAGGATTCGGTGATGCGAGTTATACGGATTTCATTGATAAGGGTGTGAAGGGTGTAGCAGGTAACCCAAAGAATAAAATGTTCTATAAGAACGCTGATGGTAAATATTATCAGTTCAAAACTTATGGTATGCCGCCAGAGGCACTAGCGAACCTAGAAGGATGGGCGAAAAGAAAGAACATAGAATTGAAGGCCACTAACCTAATTGAAAACACAGAAGGGAAAAGAAGAAAGAAATTAAAACAGATTACAAGTCCTGCTAGTAGATTAGCATATTACATTAAGAAATATGGTATTGAAGGTACGAACTTTAAACAAAGAGCAGTTGATGATGTTACACCATTCTACATAACAGAACTTGAAGAAGTAGGTGCTAACTCATTGATTTTAAAAGTAAGTAAGAAATGATAACATTAGTACAACCTACACCGAGTATACTACCTACATTCAATAGGATATTATACAGAATATCTAGCACGAATGCTAACGAAACAGGCTTTAAGTATGTTGTGAAAGTATATAACATTAGCAACGAATTGATAGCGACTGCCTATTATGATAGTCCTGCGAATCCTGCTGATGAAGTTGAATTTGATATAAGTAAGTTAGTATCAGCATATTATAATTTCACGAATGGCTTTTACCAAAGCGGCACATCATTAAATAGTGCAGGTATTATATTCCCATTCTATATCAAGTGTTATGAATACTATATGCTGAATGATGAATATGTAATTGTACTTAACACAGAAGTTGTATCAACAACTAAATACGGACTTGCGGCTGCATTACCTGTATTAGAAAAAAAGAATTGGTACGCTAACTTTGGCCAATACAATGGCAGTAGCACAACCATATACAAACCATTAACAGATTGGACAATAAATAAATGTAGAAGCACAGATTCACAAATCATAGGCTTTTACAATGATGGAAAGGTTACTAACCTAGAATTGTTGGTTACATATGCCAACGGAACAACAACTACTTTCTATATCACTCCAACTGCTCCTGTCGGTAATATGATTACATATTTCAAAGTTACACCATTGACTTATGGAGCAACAACAGATAACATCCAACTCTTTGTAAATTGGGCGAATGGTGGAGCAAGGAGATATGCAATAGGAACTATCTATGTGCAATCGTGTGGTAAATACGACCCTGTTAGAATAGCCTATCTGAA